ATTGGGAAGATTTTCCCTGAAAATGGCTCGGCCAAGCATTATTCGGACTAAAATGGATTTATATGACTCAATCAAATGAAATCGCCCGAGTTAGGGACGAATCGGCTTACCGAGGTGTGCCAAACCCTCGAATTCACACAAAACTTAGCGATTTACCTTCTCACGGAGAGCAAATGATTAAGTTTTGCGAAGAAATTGGCTTCGAGTTGCTTCCTTGGCAACAATGGCTTGCCCATCACTCGCTTAAATACAAGCCAGACGGCCGATGGGCTCATCCAATAGTCTGCCTGTTGGTTGGACGCCAAAACGGAAAATCTACCTTTATGGCTTTAAACATTTTATTTAGAATTTACGTTCTTAAAGAAAAGTTACAAGTTCATACAGCGCACAAGCTAACAACCTCGGCAGAACTGTTCTATAAGATTTACGCGATTATTGAGCAGACTCCCCGACTAGCTGCCGAGTTTACTAAGAAGCTGGAAAGCAAAGGATTTCAAGAATTACAGTTTACCGAAGGCCGTCGATACATAGTCCGAGCTAATAACTCGGCCGGTCGAGGAATAGCTGCGCCCGAATGTATTCACCTTGACGAGGTAAGAGACTATAAAGATGAGGATGTCTGGTCTGCTCTGCGTTATACCCAAATGGCTAGTTCTAATCCTCAGACTTTCATTTACACCTCTGCCGGAGATCAACATTCGATAGTCCTAAATAAATTACGCGAGCGAGCATACGCCGCAATACACGGCGTCTCTGACGATATTGGATGGTTCGAATACTCTGCGCCTAATCATTTAAAATTTGATAATTCATCAGATTTCTGGCTTGGCGTCTCACAAGCCAATCCTTCTCTCGGCTACACAATTCATCCGGACAACATTCGAGCAGTTTTAAATGATCCTGAGTCAATTGTGCGCACAGAAGTCTTAACTCAATGGGTCGATACAATCAACCCCGTTATCAGTCCGTCACAATGGGAGAGCTGTAAAGTTGAGGGGCTTCGGCTCAACCCTGAATCTGATACTTGGTTGGCTATCGATCTTAGTCCGGATAGAAAGCAAGCGGCGCTAGTCGCTAGTCAGAAGCTCGAGGGAGATCAGTTCCAAGTCATACTTCTGCAGACTTGGCACAATCCGTCTAATCTCGACGACAAGTCTTTGGCTAACGATTTAGCCGATTGGGTGCGTAAGTATCCGGTTCAACTCGTTGCCTATTCAGCGAGAACCGCTTCAGCCGTTGCTGCGCGATTAGCACCGGCAGGAATTCGGACTGAGCCGATAGATGGTCTTGACTACGCCCAAAGCTGTGATGAGTTACTGGGAGCAATCTCATCTCAGCGGTTAGTTCACTCGGGACAAGATGAACTGACTAAACAATGCCTATCCGCCGTCAAACTACCTTTCGGTGACGGCGGTTGGGTAATGGGTCGGAAAGTAAGTAATGCGGTTATTTGTGGAGCTGTTGCGTCGGCTATGGCGACTCATTACGCCACAAAAGCCAATGATGGTGTTGATATTGTAATTGTGTAGCACAGACCCCTTACAATTCTGATGTAATGGGTGCTATCAGAGATTTCTTCTTTCCAACAGTAAGCGCATCTGAAAAGATTGACGTTACTGCCGCGCTGACTCCCGTCCAGATACAGGATCAGATTTATAACATTCTTGGCGGAGCTACAAATACAACTCGCGCAATGGCGATGAGTGTGCCGTCAGTCGCTCGCGCTAGAAATATCATTTGCGGCACAATTGGTTCGTTACCTTTAACAACTTTTAATCGCATTACTGGCGCTTATGTAGATCCGCATCGCGTTATTAATCAACCAGATCCTCGCGTTGCCGGTTTTGTAATTTATAACTGGCTTGCTGAAGATATTTGGTTATATGGCGTTGGTTACGGACAAGTTTTAGAAATGTATGCTGCTACTGATGGCGGACGCGTTCGCGCTTGGACTCGCGTTAGTCCAGATCGCGTAACAGTTGAGACTAATTCTCAAAATACCGAAATTACGGGTTATCGGGTCGATGGTAAAGCTGTGCCGATGAATGGTGTTGGTTCAATTATTCGTTTTGATGGCCCAGATGAGGGATTACTTCACAGAGCTGGTAAAACAATTTCAGCGGCGGTATTTTTAGAAAACGCAGCTGTAAATTACGCAAAAGAACCAGCGCCTTCAATGGTTATCAAATCTAACGGCACAAATTTAACAGCTGAAAGAATTTCATCACTTCTTAGCGCTTGGAAAACTGCTCGTCAGACTCGTTCAACCGCTTTTCTTAATGCTGATGTAGATTTGAAAGAATTTGGTTTCGATCCTAAGTCATTACAACTTGCAGAGGCTCGCCAATATGTAGCGCTCGAATTAGCTCGCGCTTGTGGAATCCCTGCTTACTTCTTGAGCGCCGAAACTACTTCAATGACTTACTCAAACGCGGTATCAGAGCGGCGCTCACTAGTCGATTTCTCACTTCGCCCAATACTCAAAGCAATTGAGGAAAGGCTCTCATTACCGGATTTTGTGCCTAATCCAGTAATGACGCGCTTCGCGTTAGACGATTTCCTTCGCGGTAACGCGTTGGAACGCGCTCAAGTCTATGAAATCCTAAATCGTATCGGCGCGATGAGCGTTGAGCAGATTCAACGAGAGGAAGATTTAATTCCAAATGAAAATTAATATGCCAATGACAGTTACGGCGGCCGATACTGTAAAGCGCACAATTAGCGGAACGATTGTAACTTGGAACGAGCAAGGTAATACCTCTGTAGGCCCAACAGTTTTTGCTAAAGACTCTATTGAAATGAAGCCTGTGAAGCTTTTACTCGAGCACGACAGAACAAGACCGATAGGCAAGCTCATCAGCCATTCCGTTGAAAACGATAAAATTGTCGCTACATTTCGCATCGCTAACACTATGGCCGGAGAAGATGCTTTAATCGAAGCCACCGAAGGATTGAGGGATGGCTTTAGCGTTGGCGCACAAATTAACGAATGGGTTAACAATAAGGGCGTTATGCAAATTATTTCAGCAACCCTCGACGAAGTTTCATTAGTAACTGATCCAGCTATCGACTCAGCTCGAGTTAGCGAAGTCGCTGCATCAGAAAACGAAGCACCTAAAGAAGATTCTGCTGCGGCGACCGCTGAAGCAGACAAACCAACCGAAGGAGACCAAGTGTCAGACACTACCGCTCCTGCTCCTGCCGTAGAAGAAGCGGTAGAAGCAGCTAAGGTGGAAGCCGCTGCGCCAAAACCAGCGTTCTACACCGCACCTCGCCTTGAGTTCACAAAGGCAAAATATCTAGAGAACAGCATCCGCGCCGCACTTGGCGATGACGATGCTCGTTCATATCTCCGCGCTGCTGATAACACAACAGACAACGCAGGATTCATCCCAACCCCACAAAGCACAACTTTGATTAATGGCGTCGCTAATGGCGATCGCGGATTTATCGATGCTCTCTCACGCGAAACCCTTGCGGCTTCCGGAATGACCTTCGAATTGCCTCGCATCAACACCGCGCCAACTGTGGCTTTGACAAATGAAGAAGGCACACCTTCCGAGACAGATATGGGAACTGCTTTTATTTCCGTTGATGTCAAGAAGTTTGCTGGACAACAGACTGTAAGCGTAGAACTTATTGATCGTTCTAGCCCAGCGTTCTTTACTGAACTTGTCCGCCAAATGGAGTTCGCATATGCAAAGGCAACTGACGCTTATGCAGTAACTCGCGCATCTGCAACTGCAACTGCATCAACCGCTAAGGCTGGCGCAACAGCAGCTAACTATCTCGCTTTCTTTGCTAACGCTGCAAAGAACGTCTATACCGGGTCGCTCGGCTTTGCTCGCAATGTCGTAGTGTCCCCAGATGTATGGGCAGAAATTATGGGATTGAACGACAATGGTCGCCCAATTTACATCGCTTCCAACCCATCAAACGCGGGTGGCGCTCTTTCTCCACTCTCCGTTCGCGGTAACGTAGCTGGTCTTGACCTCTATGTATCTCGCTCACTTTCTGGAACTGGTGACGGATCAATTTACGTCATCAATCCAGACGCGCTTACATTCTACGAAAGCCCACGTCTAACACTTCAGACAAACGTCATCGCAAGCGGCCAAATCTCCGTAATGTATTACGGCTATGCGGCAGTAGCACCGAAGCTTCCTGGTGGCTACACAGCTAACGACAACGCTTAGTAATAGTTAGGCCCTGTCCGCTCCCGAGCAGGGCTTAACCCCTTAGAACGAAAGGAAGGCGAGATGCCAACAATAGTCACGGCTACAGAGCTGAGAACCATTCTTGGCGTCTCGTCATCCCTATATTCAGATGCTTATTTGAGCGACATTGTGGACACAAGTGAGAATCTAATTCTCCCAATGCTTGTCACATTCCAAAGCAAAATCAACAAAGTCAAACTTGAAGATAATGTGGCTTATTTTGAGACCGCCACAATTCACGAATTCACCGAAGGCCAATCCGTCATTATTACTGGTTGCGGATCACCCTTTAATGGCACTCACACAGTAACCGACGACGAAATTACCGATTATGTATTTACCGCAGCCATCACAAATGCAGACATACTGGAGAAGAACATTATCCCGGCCGGAAACGCTGCGCTCTCTGGACTATCGACCTACGTCGGCAACCCTAACGTTGAGTCTGCCGTTTTGGCTATTTCTGTCGAAATCTTCCAAGCCCGAACCGCAGCTGGCGGATCAATCGAAGGAATCGACTTCGCCGTAACTCCTTACAGACTTTCCAAAAACCTTCTCGCTAAAGTAACTGGCCTTCTCGGGCCTTACCTCGACGTTGAGACAATGGTGGGATAATGCCCGCCTCAACTGTTCTTTCTTCTATCCGGACACCGCTGGCAACTGCACTCGGGTCAGTTTCGGCCAACGTTTATTCGTATGTGCCTGAAGCTGTGCAAGTTCCAGCGGTTATTCTTGTGCCGGATTCGCCTTACCTAGAACTTAATACGATTAATGACGCAACTATCCACGCAAAGATTAATCTGACAATTACTTGCGGAGTTGCTTATCTTTCAAACCCAGCTTCTCTTGACAATCTTGAGCAGCTGATATTTTCAGTTTTGGCAGTCATACCGGACGGCTACACAGTCGGCCCAGTAGAGCGGCCATCGGTTACGCAAGTTGGAGCGGTTAATTTATTAGTCGCCGATATTCGCGTCTCCACCTATTACACACAAACCAATTAAGGAGAAAAAGTGGCAACCACAGTAATCACCGGTCGCGACGTCTCGTTGTCTTTCACAGGTGGAACGGACATCGACGCCCAAGCAACCAACGCGGTTCTTACCAAGACCAACGTTCGCGAGACATATCAAACTCTCGACGGCGAGGCTTACAAGACTGTAAACATTGAGGGATCCTTCCAGCTCGATATGCTCGCCGACTGGGGTAAAGCTAACTCAGTATGCGAAGCACTTTGGGCCGCAGCTGAATCCGCACCTGACACAACAATCAGCGTAACAATGACGGCCGCAACTGGCGCTCAATTTGTTTTTCCAATTCTTCCGGAGTTTCCTACCGCTGGCGGTTCTGGAATTGACGCGCAGACAGTATCCTTCACCTTTAAGATTTCAAAGGGCGAAGTAACAGAGACATTTAGTTAAGAGGGAGATCGGGAGCTATGAAGTTAAGCATCACAATTAAATACACGAACGGCGAGGAAGTCACCTACAACGCTGGACTCCCTGAGTGGGCGAAGTGGGAACGCAAAACGGGCAAGTCGATTTATTCGATGAAGGATATTTCGGCCTACCAACAAGCGGACTTCTTAGATCTTGCTTATTACGCTTACAAGCGCGAAGCGGCAGGAAAGCCCACGAAGTCTCAGGAAATCTGGGAACTGTCCATTGATGAAATGCTGATTGGAGATGAAAGCCCAAAAGCTACGAGTCCGGAAGCGTAAATCGGCTTCTTGTCGAAGTCGCAATAGCGACCGGAATCCCAATGAGCGAGTGGACGGACATCGAACAAGTATTGACAGCAATTGAGATATTGAAGGAGCGCAAAGGTGGCAGATGAAGCGATTGCTTATGATCGCCGCGAGTTGCGTAATATTGTCCAAGCGTTCAAAGCTATGGACGAAGAATCCAAAAAACAAGCGCAAAGATTATCCAATTCGTTGGCTCAATTTGCAGCTGATGAAATTAAACAAGCTGCTTACGGCAGATTTAAAGCCGCCTCAGCCGTTCAAAGAGTCGCAGATGGTGTCCGAGTTAAAAAGTCGTCAAAGATTGGCGAATTCTCTTACGGATTTGCCACTCAGCGTTTTTCAGGTGGCGGCACTACACAAAATCTCTGGCCGGGTCTTGAATTTGGATCTAATCGTTTTAGACAATTTCCCAGAAGAAGTCCTCGACTTGGTAGGGGGGCAGCAGGTTATTTTATCTACCCGACCCTTCGCAAAATTCAGCCTGAATTAGTCAATAAGTGGGAAGAAGGATTTGCTTACATCCTTAAGGAGTGGGACATCTAATGGCCGGAAGTAGAACGCTTAAGTTATCCATTCTCGCTGACGTTGATAATCTCAAAAAGAATCTTGACGTAGGCTCCAAAGAGGTCGAAGGCTTTGGCGGTAAGTTAGAAAAGTTTGGCAAGATTGCCGCTGCGGCTTTTGCTGCTGCCGCTGCTGCGGCTGCTGCCTATGCTGGCAAATTAGCCATTGAAGGCGTCAAAGCGGCCATAGAAGATGAAGCTGCACAAAAGCGCTTAGCCCTAGCCTTACAGAACGTCACAGGGGCCACAGAAGCCCAAATAGCGGCAGTCGAGGAGCAGATTACAAAGACCTCGTTGGCTACTGGAATAGCAGACGATCAACTACGTCCAGCCTTACAGAGATTAGCTACGGCAACTGGATCAGTCGAACAATCACAAAAATTACTCACTTTAGCTTTAGATATTTCAGCTGCTACCGGTAAAAGTGTTGAGACAGTTTCCAACGCACTAGGTAAAGCTTACGAAGGTAATACTTCCTCACTTGCGCGTTTAGGTATTGGTCTTTCGACTGCCGAAATCAAAACGATGGGATTGCAAGGTGCGGTTAATCAATTGGGTCAAACCTTTGGCGGTGCAGCGGCAGTTCAAGCCAATACTTTCGAAGGTCAAATTCAAAGATTAAAGGTCGGTTTTGATGAAGCGAAAGAATCTATCGGTGCAGCACTTTTGCCGACTTTGCAGAACTTATTAAACTTCTTCATCAATACAGTCATACCTAAATTTATTGAATTCAAGAACGCTGCACTCAAACCAGTTCAAGATGCGATTGACAACAACCGAGAAGCCTTAACGACTTTATACAATTTCATTCGCAATTTCATTATCCCAATATTCATTAACAATCTTGGCGATGCTCTAAAATTTGTTGGCAAAATAGCTGGTGGCATTGTGGATATTGTTGGATCAGTCGTCAATGCTGTCAAATCAGCCGTTTCATTTGCCATTGATGCCATCAACGCTCTTATTCGCGCCTATAACGCTATTCCAATACTTCCAAACGTTGCTCCAATCAAAGCGCCTTCTTATGGCTCTGGCTCTGGATCTTCCAGCCCAACTCCCCCAGCTCCCAATCCGCCGAAGCCCCCTACACCCCCTGTTCCACCCCCAGCCCCAAGCAGTTCACCATCGAGCGCACCGAGTTCGACCAAAGCGCCTTCTGCTCCAACTGGTTCAAGTGCGCCTATTACAGTCTCCAATTTCAATGCTGGTTCATTTAGATTGGGTGAAGCTCGTTCAATGGAAGGCATCACGATTAACGTTAATGCCCCCAGCGCAATTGATGAAGAAGGTTTTACTCGAGCAGTTGTCTCAGCTCTCAACAATTCAAACTCTCGAGGGACTGGCGGCGGTAGCGGATTATTTGGAATTCGCAACGAATTATGACAGCTTGGACTCCCGAGTATCGCGTTCTCATTAACGGCACAGATGCCACAGACTTAACACTTGTCGGCTTCACAGCTACTTCTGGACGCACCGACGTTAATACCCAAGCCCAAGCCGGTTATTGCAATTTGCAGCTGATTAACGCAACTAACGCGTTTTATGATTGGAGCGTTAATACTGGCGTAACCCTCGAAGTCAAAGATACAAGTGGCAATTGGGTTAGTTTATTTGGTGGAAGAATCAGCGACGTCTCGACTAGCGTTAGAACCGCTGGTGAAGTCGCTTATGTGACGCAAATTCAGATTGTTGCGTTAGGCGCATTATCTAAACTTTCAAAGGCAATATGGACTTCTAGCCTTGCCCAAGACGATGACGGAGATCAAATCTTTACAATTCTAAGCGACTTGCTATTAGCCTCTTGGAATGAAATTAGTCCTGCTCAACAATGGAGCAGTTTTGACCCGACAACGACTTGGGCAAATGCTGGTGACGTTGGACTTGGGGACATAGATCGTCCGGGTCAGTATGAAATGGAACAACGTTCGGCTAGCCCAATTGATTACTATTCAATCGTTACCCAAATCGCCAACTCAGCTCTTGGATATATCTATGAAAACGCCAACGGAGAGATTGGTTACGCTGATGCGGCCCATCGGCAGACTTACTTACTTGCCAACGGATACACCGAATTGGACGCTCGAGAAGCCTTTGCAGCTGGTATTAAGCAATCTATTCGTTCGGGCAAGATAATCAATAAATACCAAATCAATTATGGAAACAATTTCAATAGTTCCAAGAGTGCGACGGATCAGGATTCAATAGACCTTTACGGCCTTTATTCAGTCCAAGAAAATTCGCTGGTTCACGATGCCACCGATGCTCAGAACATAGTAAATCGCCAAGTGGCCCTACGCGCTTATCCACGTCCACTATTTGACACCATTACCTTTCCGCTCCAAAATCCCGAAATGACTGACGGCGACCGAGATGCTCTGATAAATGTATTTATGGGCCAGCCGGTCAAAATAACCAATCTCCCCATCAATATCTATGGCGGCGAATTTACCGGTTATATCGAAGGCTGGACTTGGACTAGCACCCTTAATGGCCTCTCATTGACTTTCACCGCATCACCGACTGAGTTCAGCGCAGTAGCTCAGAATTGGGATCAGGTGAACGCGGCAGAAACGTGGAATACGATACTTAATACGCTAGAATGGCAAGACGCGATAGGAGTAATCAGCTAATGGCAACAACGACCAACTTCGGGTGGGAAACGCCTGACGACACAGATCTCGTCAAAGATGGCGCTTTGGCAATGCGCACTTTGGGCAACTCAATAGATACTTCCTTCGTTGATCTCAAAGGCGGCACAACCGGACAAATTCTTTCAAAAGCTTCCAACACAGATCTCGATTACACTTGGATAAATAACGATCAAGGCGACATAACTGCCGTAACTGCTGGAACTGGTATAAGTGGCGGTGGAACTTCTGGTGCAGTAACAATTACCAACTCAATGGCAACGGAAATTACTGCTGCTGGCGACATTATTATTGGAACTGGGTCAGGCACATTTGATAATTTGCCAATTGGCACAACCGGCCAAGTATTAACTGCCGACACCACAGTCAGTCCCTACAAGGTTAAATGGGCGGCGGCTGGAGCGACAAGCGGCCCTGCATTTCGAGCTTTTAGAAATACATCAACGCAATCGGTCACAGGTGATGTTTGGACAAAAGTTCAATTAAACGCCGAAACTTTTGATACCGGTTCTTGCTTTGATAGCGCAACAAATTACAGATTTACACCGACAACTGCTGGTTATTACAACTTCACAGGCAAAATCAATGGAGAATGTCAAGAAGGAATTGGCTTTTATGTTTGGTCAGCAATTTACAAAAACGGTGCGGTTGAAAGTATTGGAACGAAAGGCCCTGCTCCACAAGATGAGGGCACATCAATTGTTAGTGATTTAATTTATATGAATGGAACAACTGACTACGTCGAACTTTATGGTTATATTAGAGCAGGAACGCCGAGCGAATATTTCTATAACGGAACGACAAAAACTTATTTTGAAGGCGTTTGGATAAGGAGTTAATATGACTTTACCAGAACAAATTATTGAATTTTATCCTGAATTGGCAAATAAGGATTTTGAGCGCGAAGGTATTTATTTACAGAACGACAGCGACGATTCTGGTGATTACATTCGCGAATGGAATTACTCAAAGCCAATTCCAAAAGGTCTAAAGCTCGGTAAGTGATGCCGAAACTTTGCAAAGCCGGTCAGCAATTAAGGGAGCAGATAGATGATGACTATCCTGATCGCGATCGCAAGTCTGATGGCTGGATTGCTGATGCTCGCCATATGGCGAAAGGGACTTCAGACCATATACCGCAAGATGGAATAGTCCGCGCTCTTGATATTGATGCTGATTTAAATGCACACAAAGAAGAGGCTTATGCCCTTGTAGAGAAAATCCGCAAGTGCGCCAAGCGAGGCGATAAGAGAATCAAATACATTATTTACGACGGCAAGATTATGAGTCCGATAATGAATTGGAAGCGCAGAAAATACAGGGGTGCTAACCCTCACCGCTCGCACTTCCATATTAGCTTTACAACTTTGGGAGACAAAGACGGCAGCTGGTTTGACCTCGAAGGAGATAGAAATGAAAGAATTCAAACTGATGGCGGAAAGCTGGGGGAAAACATTCCTCGCGACGGCTCTAGCGACATACCTAGCGGTGGGCTGGGATCTCGACGCAATTGCAAATGCGGCTCTAGTATCAGTCTTGCCTAGCATCATCAACTGGCTTAACCCAAATTACGAGCGCTACGGCAAAATCAAATAATGCAAGTCTCTGAGTTCGCTGCGACCCTTGCCTCTGTGCTTGGGTCTATCGGCCTTCTCATTGCCGGACTGAGATACATCATAAAACTTGAGAATCTGCCCATTGTGTCGCGCCTCGACAAGATGGAGTCTCAGTTAGAATTAGCCCTCTCAGCAAAGGTGGCTAGAAGTGGCAACAAGAAAGCGCGCTAAGAAACCAGCGAAGAAGGTGGCAAAACGTCGCAAAACGACGAAGGAGCCAATCCTTACCAAGCTGGATTTCTGGGCTATTGCTGCCAAAGAAGTCTATGACGCTTGCCGCAAAGCCGGAATGGACGAAGGCACAGCTTTAGCCTTTGCGATGGATAGAAGTTCTTACCCCGATTGGATAGTTGATCCGAGCGACCCAATAAAGAATCCGCTCGATGATTGGGAAGAGGACGACTAATTTACCTTCGCGAGGTGGAACTCTTTGAGGCGCTAAAGTCGGTTTATCCAGACTTAACGCCAGTCTCACCGACCGACCGGCACGACGGCATTACCAACGATGCTTATATCGAGATGAAGTGCCGCCGCACGCATTACCCCACCCTCTTGATTGAAAAGAAGAAGTGGGACTATCTAGCCGAAATAAGGGCTAGAACGGGCGCTAGAACCCTTTATATCAATTCCACCCCACAAGGGGTCTATCAGTTCGACTTAGGGGCTATAAACGAGCCTGAGTGGCAATTAAAGGCCCTTCCAGCCAAGACGGATTACCCCAATGGCGAGAAGGTTCAGAAGCTCTGTGGATTCTTGGACTTGCGACACTCCGAACTCTTACTTGTATAAATCCATTTAATTAAATACATTTATCCCGTAAATCCATTTAAGGGTTACAGAACGGGAGAGTAAGTGATAAATAATCCAGCAGTAATTCGATTTGATTCTACTTCTGGCGCTTGGTCTGATGGTAAGAATTACGTTAAAGGCCAAATAATCAGACGCTACGCAATCGAATCGCTAGGTAGAAAATCAGTAAGAGGGCGATTGAGTAGAGAAGAAATCTCAGCTTATTGGCTTGATCGTTACGGGGTGAACGCCGATGTTCAATGAGGGCGTTTTCTTCGCAATTTATTGCTCAACGTTATGGCTTGGTTATCGGGTTTATGTGAGCATCAAAGCCAAAGCCTTTAATGATGGATACAAGAGAGGTCGGGCGAGTATAAATGTCAGAGAGATCGTTAAGTGACTGGCTCTCGGACGCTGGTAACACCCTCGATGACAGGGGGCTTGAATATGGCGACCCGAGGCACAATCTTTTACGCATTTACAAAATCGCGAGACAACTCGGTGTTCAGCTCAGAGACCCATCTGACGTGGCGCTTGTCTTTATCGCAACAAAACTATCAAGAATGGTGGAAAGTCCAGAGCGCGAAGATTCGTATCTCGATCTCATTGGATACTCCACTATTTTATCTTTCTGCCGATTCAGTTCACCAGAAGATTGGGACGACGTTGAGCTTGACTCGCAATCATAATCAGCATCAATGGTGCGACTACTGCAAAATGCGCTGGGGACAAATGAAAGATGGAACTTGGCATCACAAAGCCCAAGTGCCAGCTGTATGGAAGGTGCAATCTGAAACGCCAACTCGGCGGATGCAGGTGCGCTTTTACTGCCAACCTTGTGCCAATGAGGCACAGAACTGGCCAGACGGAACGTTTTGGTCATTAAAAGAACAATTAGAAGCTGCGATAGATGATTTCGCAGGTAGGGAGCAATTAGATGTCAAACTATCTTGATGACTATGTAAGTGTGCAGGATCGCTTAAAGGAGTTCATAAATGCCTATCCGGACTATCGGATTAAAACGCACGTATTGGAAGAATCGCTTACTCCTAACTGCGATGTGTATATTGTTAAAACTGAGTTATACCGGACTGAGGCTGACGCTGCGGCTTGGACAACTGGTCTATCGTCGGAATCAAAGCAGAAGCAATACGCCCTCGAATTGGCGGAAACTGGAAGTTTGGGACGCGCACTTAACCTCGCTGGCTACTTTGCTAAACCTAACCAAACGCCTAAGAAGCCAATTCAAACAACAAAGCCAGCTCTTGCTGAATTCGTCAAAGAACAAAGACCAAACGACCCTGAACCGATTGTCTGGGATGTCAGCGCTATTGCGGAAGAACTCGGAGCCGAAGTAATTGATGAGATTCCAATCTGCAATCACGGCCCGATGATCCTCAAACAAGGCAGCAAAGAGGGTAAAGAATATCGAGGCTGGGTCTGCACCGAGCGCGATAAGTCTCGTCAATGTCCGGCTAAATGGATGAAAATCGGATCAGATGGCAAGTGGGCGTTTCAGAAGTGATTAATGAAATGCACCCGTTCAAGTGTGGGCCTTGCAAGAAGGTGACGCCGCATCACTATATAACCAAGTACGAGTCAGAAATTGAACCTGATGCTTGGGTGTGGTTGATGGAGTGTCAGAATTGCTTTGAACAGCGCTTGTTTGATCCTATTGATCGGGTGATTAGTCGGGAAGATGAGATAACGCGCTGCGACCAATGCGGCAATTACAAGATGAAAGCAGCTAAATGCCGAATCTGTAAAATAGCCGATGGACAAGAGCGTATCAAAGAGCGCTATTGGAACGGCAACGCCACCTTAGAAAGGTTCATTGATGCCGATATATGATTTCGAGTGTCCGAGTTGCAACGACGTAATTGAGCAGTATTTCCATATTTACGTTGATCCGAAAATCAACTGCGGCCATTGTGGAGTCGAGATGCGCAAGCAATTCAAGGCAACGCCAGCGCACTTCAAAGGCGATGGTTGGGCTGGTAAGAAGTAATGGCTAAGCCTCATTCACTTAAATACATTAAACAGCTACTTGAGTGGGGCTTTGACAAAGAATTTATCGCCCGAGATATGGGGGTAAATTTAGCATCATTAGAAGTCCGGTTAAATAGAGCAAAGAAAAGGGAGCAAGATGGCAATCAAGGATCTAAGTCTGAAACTAGCAGCGATTAGCCTGCTAGCAGACCAAGCAAAGCGCCTGAAGGACGAACTGAGGGCTGAGTTACAAGCTGAGATGAATCAACTTGGCGCTGATCGAGTAAAGGCTGAATTAGGCGATGAAGTGGTTGCCTACATAACGACCAGTAAGCCAAAGTTCAAGTGGGTCGTTAAATCAGATAAGAAGTTCATTGATTGGGTGAAAGCCAATATCCCAAGTGAGATAGTTGAATCGGTAAGAGAGTCGTCAGTTGATGCGATATTGAATAAATTCAATTACGTTGATGAGTTAGTTATTGATCCGAATGGTGAGCCAATTGATTGGTTGGAAGGTAGCCAGTCAGAGCCATTCTTAATGACTAAGTTTCACGGAGATGGACGTGAGAAGCTAAGAGAAGCCATTGTGGGGCTTAATGCAGCCAATGAGATAGATGTGCGGAAAGTGCTGGAATTAGAGGGTTGATTACAGTCTTGATGGGCGCTCCCGGAGCTGGCAAGACGACGTGGGTGAAGCACAATGCCACAAAGGAACTAGTTCTATCTTCTGAGGCAGTACGCATTTACCGCGATGAATTAGACGTTGGGGCCTATATGAATCAAATGCGCCTCAAAGGGGCTCAAGCGGTTAAATCCGGCCAATCCGTCATCGTTGATGCCACAAATACCATAACGACCCATAGGGCCTATTGGCTCAATATATCGAGGGTGAATAGGGTAGATAATAGGTTGATAGCCTTTAACACGTCATTAGATCAATTGCTACTCGCTCAAACTATCAGAGCCCATCCTGCACCCAATACAATTGTCAAAGACCATTTTAGACGTTTTCAACGCGCTTTAATGATGATAAAGATGGAAGGTTGGAACGATATTAAAATAATCAATAGGGGGATTAGTGAGTTGTAAAAGGCTTCTACCTGCACTTATGTCAGCCTACTTGACAAAGATGTTACACTCCCTCGAAGGCGGGGCCCGAAGGCAGCCCGTCGCCGTAGTGTCTAGGGGCGGCCTTTGCCTTTCGCTGATGCTATCGGCACTATTGCTGCTGATTCCAATTGAATCATCTAAAGCAGATATGAATCTAAAGCTTTATGCTTATAACCTTCTTACTTGGCGAGAGTTTCAATGCTTTAACTGGCTTATTCATAATGAATCCAGATGGAATCCAAAGGCACGAAATGGCTCTCATTATGGGCTGGGCCAGATGCGTTCTACTTGGTATAGGGACTTAAGCCCACAGGCTCAGATTAAAGCTTCTATCAAATACATACGTCATAGATACGATGACAGTTGTAAAGCCTTGCATCACTTCGAGACTAAAGGCTGGCATTGACACACAAGCGATATAACAGCGCTTACTATCAAAGAGTGCGCTCTGAGGTATTACAAAGGGACTACTTCACCTGCCATTACTGC